CTCGGATCATAAACTGTGCCAAGCATTCGATCATTGCAACGCTGAACCGTTGGGTATAGGCTGGACCTGGCAACAACCCCAGGAGCAAATATGAACCCCGAAACCAACGCGCAGGTCATCGAGCTGCCACAGGATAGATATGGAGCGAGGCGGAGCCGAAAGGCCTCCAAGTGTCTGGTCTCCGAGCACATCACAACTGACAAGACTCTCCACGAGCTGGCCGCTGAACTCATCGAGCTGAAGAAGAAGAAGCGACGACTACAGGAGAAGATAGACCATGTTCAGGCGCAGATTCGAGAGAGCAGCCTGGACCTCCAACTGACAGAGGCCTCGAAGGGAAAGCGGATCAACCGAGTCAACATCGCCAGCCCAGAGGCTCCGAGTCAGCCCAAGGTTCAGGTCCAGGTCAAGAATCAGTTTCGCGACATTGACGTCTCAGATTATCCGACGCTGTATAACGACATCGGCCCAGAGGCCTATGAGGCCTTCGTTGAGGAGGTCTGGCTAGCTAAGACTCAACCCGGCTTCAATGAGGGTGACTTTCTAGACAGCATCATACTGGGTATCACGGAGCTACTAGGAAATGGCAAGGTGGCACAGGACGCTGCCTGGTTCTGTTGGAACACCTGCCAGCGTTGGTTGAGTTTTGATGTCAAGCTCAAGGTCAAGAATAAGGACTTCTCGTACCGGCTTGGAAACATGCGAGAACGGATGACACCATCTCAACGGGCAGCAATGCGGGACTTCTGCAACCACGCGATGTATAAGCCAGCGGTGACGGTTCTTCCATGAAGTTTCCACCAAAGCCAACACGTATCACAGAAGGGAGGAGCGTACACCTTGAGGTCATCGCTTCGCCTCTCTGGGTAGCAGAGCCCAAGCTGGACGGATACCGCTGTATTTATCGGGACGGCCAACTGTTCACCAGACACAACAAGAAGATGCCCGGCAACTCTGAGTCTGTTCTGTCGGCTCTGGCTGCTATCCCTGAAGGCATCGTCTTAGATGGCGAAATGATGGATCCCCATGGCCGCCAGGTGTTCCACATCTTCGATATCCCTACAGTCTCTGGAACGCTGGAAGAGCGGAGGAAGGTGCTCGAGGAGCTGACGTTCTGTTACCCTGTCGAGCTGGTTCCGCGAATCGATAAAGCTTCAGCATTAAAACAGGCAGCGCACCGAGGCTGGGAAGGTGTTGTCTTTAAACGGATCGATTCTTTTTATCACTGGCGGACTTCTTCTCGATATTCAGAGATTGCAGAATGGAAGAAAATCAGACTCTAACCATGCACAGTTTGCATACCTGATTCCTGTCTGATACTCTGGGCATACCCTGGAGTCAGTATGAGCAATGAAAGTGCAGCGGTTTATCTCGCTCCATCCGAGTTGAACCCGTGGGAAGGCAACCCTCGAGTCAATGACCATGTTGTTGACAAGGTGGCTCTCTCGATCGAGCGGTTCAACTTTGGCGCTCCTATCTTAGCCAGAAAGCAAGACATGATGGTCATTGCTGGCCATACCCGTCTCAAAGCAGCTCTGAAATTAGGCCTTGAGCGCGTTCCGGTCCGTCTCTTGGACTTGACCATCTCTGAAGCTAAGGCGCTCGCTCTGGCTGATAACAAGCTCTCTGAGGAGGCTCAATGGTCGGCAGGTGTTGACGATGTCCTGCGAGACCTGGACATGGAAGAGATAAACCTCGAAGGTCTGGGCTGGTCTGATGACGAGCTCGCTCAAATCTTAGAAGAGAATGAGGCGCCTGATACTAGCTTCGAGGAGTCTGAGACGGATTATGACCAACTCCCTGAAGAGGTGGAGGCCATCACAGCGCCTGGAGAGGTTGTCAAGCTTGGCAATCACACGTTGTATTGCGGAGACTGTATCGAGGTCATGAAAGGCCTTGAGGATAACTCTGTTGACTCCATAGTAACAGACCCTCCTTATGGAATCGGCTTCATGTCAGGTTCGATTGATTGGGACTGTGAAGTACCTGGAGAGGAGTTCGCTGCTGAGGCCTTCAGGGTTCTAAAGCCTGGCGGTCATTTGATAGCGTTTGCGGCTTGTCGGACTGTTCACCGTTTGATGGTCAACGTTGAGGATGCCGGGTTTGAGATTCGTGATTTGATAAGCTGGCTGCAATGGCAAGGGTTCCCGAAATCGTTGGATGTTTCAAAGGCGATTGATAGTGCGGCTGGTGTTGAGCGTGAGATTATTGGTGAAAGGAAGTCGCAAGGCGGCAGGTCTGGCGTTTCCACTTCCGTCGGAAAACATCTTGTTGAAATGGGTAAAGACATTTCAATAACAGCACCAACAACCCCAGAAGCGAAACACTGGTCAGGCTGGGGAACAGCTCTCAAACCATCTCAAGAGCCTGCCGTATTAGCCAGGAAACCTCTTGAGGGTACAGTTGCTGATAACGTCTTGAAATGGGGGACAGGTGGATTGAATATCGATGCTTGCCGGATTCCTTATGGTGATATTAGTTGGCCGGGTCCATCGGGTAACCCTGGGGAGATGGATGCTTCCTTTGCACCAAACAGCCGATATGGTAAATTAGACTATAACGCTGGCAATATTTGGGCGTCTTCGCCTGGAGGCCGCTGGCCAGCCAATATCTACCACTGCCCCAAACCTAGCAGGTCAGAACGTGAGAAGGGCTGTGAGGAGTTACCGACTAAGACAGGCGCTGAAGCTGTAAACAGAAAGGCAGGCTCAAAGGGTATGGACAATCCCAGGGCTGGAGCAGGGCGAACGGCTGAAGAGGTCAAGAATATCCATCCAACGGTCAAGCCGACTAACCTGATGCGATGGCTTGTCAGGCTTGTGACGCCTAAAGACGGGATAATACTTGAGCCGTTCTGTGGTTCTGGAACGACCCTATTAGCGGCAGAGCTTGAGGGCTTCAATTGTACGGCCATCGAGAGAGAGCCGAAATACTGCGATATTATTCGCGCTCGATTTGGGGGAATGAATGGCTAAAGCAGGACGCAAGCCGGGTTGTACTCCCGAGAGAATCCAGAAGATAAGCGATGGACTCAAGCTTGGAATGACCAAGAAGCTAGCAGCTCAATATTCAGGGATAGCTGTTGGAACTTACTGGAAGTGGATGAGAACCAAGGGCGAGCGATATGATGCATTACGTCTCGCAGTTCAAGAAGCTGAAGCCGCTGGAGCCGCTGCACTATTGGCCAAAATACACAAAGCCGCCAATGATGGCACCTGGTCAGCGGCTGCCTGGATGCTTGAACGGGTCTATCACTACAACAAAAACCGACCGATCGAGATGGCGCCAGCAGTTCAGAAAGTAAAAAAGGTGGAGGAAGACCGTGAGGCCTATCTCACCAGAAAGCTCGAGGAGGCAGAGGATGCAGTTGCCACAGCTACCACAGATGGAAGCTGGCAAGCTGCTATCAATGGCCAGCGGTTAGCTATACAGATTAGGGAACAGCTCGATGCAGTCAAGTCAGCTCCCAGCGAGATTGACCCGTGGGACGATGACCAGCTCGTTGAGATGGTTCTCAACCTGCCTGACAACGTCTTTACTCATCCAAAGCTAATTGAGAAGCTAAAAGCCAATGGATAGAGCGACCCGTCAAGCTATCCAGAACCTCAAACAGGTTTCTGATATGCAGCTCGTGAGCTTCAAGCCATCACCGGCAATGGAGACGTTTGTTGCTGATGATAGGAGACGGCTAATTCTCCGAGCTGCTAACCGGGTTGGCAAGACTAGACATGCGGCCTATAAGCTAGCCAGAGAAATGGTTTTGAGGCCTGGGTTGAGGTGTCGAGCGGTCGGGCCTAACAGACAGCAAACCTCTCAGGTGCTGGGTCGTTATCTGGCTGATTTTCTGGAGCCATATCTATCAGAGCAAAGCTATTACAAGTTGGGCAGCGGCTGGAACCAGAATACTATCGTTCTGGTCAATGGCTCAATCTGCCAGCTCAAAAGCTATGAGGATAGGCCCGATACTCATGCTGGCGACTCGCTTGATTTGGTGATTCTTGATGAGCCGCCTCCTCAAAGCATCTTCAGCGAGAACCTGGCCAGGACGATGGACACTAACGGCCAGTGTATCCTGACGCTGACTCCAGTTGGGAGGCCTGTAACGTGGCTCAAGGATATGGTTGAGAAAGAGTCGTCACCATGGACTCAGTATGTCGCGGCATTCAATCAAGAAAACTGTCCATGGTATTCAGAAGAGCAGGTTTTAGACTGGTTAGATACCATGCAAGCTTCGCCCTGGGACTATCAGCAACGGGCTCTCGGCGCCTGGGAGGGGATCACTATTGATCGGCTATTCGCTGCCTTTAGTGAGCAAAGAGTCTCTGCTGATATGCCTCCTGAGATACTATCAAGGGGAGATCTCTCCGTGGGAATCGGGATTGACCACGGAGAGGTCTCAGGGCATCAGATAGCCATCCTGGCTCTGTATACGGACTCCGGCCGAGTCTGGGTCATCGATGAAGTTGTAGGAGGCGATACGGCTCCAGAGGAAGACGCAACGATGATTCTGGACATGTTACACCGCAACGGGATAGCGCCTCGCGATGTGGACCTGGCCGTGGCTGATACGAACTCAGCCGGGAAGGGATGGGCTAGTTACAAAGTCAGCGAATTGATTGAGAAGGCTATGGCTCAACACCTCAATCAGGCGCGAACTCCCTTCAGATTGGTCAGGCCATATAAAGCAGCAGGCTCAGTCAATTGGGGACTTAGAATCATCAATTACGCGTTGAGACGTGGAGAGCTGTCTATACATCCAAGGTGTAAACGTGTTATTGAATGCCTGACTCATTGGAAGGGTACCAAGAAGGGCGAAGATGCGGAGTTTTCTCATGCTGCCGATGCTCTGCGCTACCTTTTGATGAAGATTCTTCAGAATACCCCGACATATCATAAATTGAGGTGGGAATAATGCTCAACTACCCTTCGGCGCCAGATACTGATACCAATGTCCGTTGGCAGGAGTCCAGGCTCCGCCGTCGACTTCTTGAGGGAACGTGGCTTGAGGACCTGCAACGGAAAATGGCTGAAGAGATTGACGCCTCCCGAGCTGCTGTCTGGAGGACGCCGGACCTCACCAAGAACATTTTGAGGTCTATCGTCAATCAGCTTTCTATCCTATACGACAGGGCGCCTATAGTTACCCATTCAGAGCCAGATGCTGCTGAAGAAATGCGACAACTTGTCAACGGTGCTGGACTCTGGCAGCTCGACGCCAATAATCAGCGGCTTTGCATCGCTCAACGTGAGTCAGCGATTCGGGTTGACTTTGTAGGAGACCCTGGCCGGTTGCTGTATCGAGTCATCCCGGCTGATTTGCTGTGGGCCAAAGCTGATCCAGATTCACCTGATGAGCCTGTCACTATCTGGGAATACCGCCAGAGAATCGACCCTGATGGAGAGTTAATCTGGACACGGGATATGATGTCGATTGACGGCGATCCCTATTACGTCGTTCAGGATGAAGATGGAAACGACCTGACAGAATACTATCTAGGCGGAGACTTCAGCGGTGAAAATTACCCGTATCGCCTCGAGGACGGTACACCGATTCTTCCTTATGCTTTCTACCATGCAAGGCGAACAGGACGCCTCTGGAACGCCTGGGAAGGCTCGGAGCTGGTTGCTGGAACCCTGAAGACTGCCGTAAATTGGACGTTCTTTGGTCATGTTTTGCGGGATTGTTCCTGGCCTCAACGATACTTCATCAATTGCGAAGTGTTAGGCCTGCGAGGTGACCAGGTTTCTGGTGAGGCAAGAATCACTACGGACCCGGCCAGCGTTTTGAACCTCGGACCTCGAGACCCAGGAACGACGGCAACGGCTGGACAGTTTAAGCCTGGAGGAGACCCAGAGGTAATAGGCCGATCGATCCGTGATTATTCGGCAGATATGGCGGCTGATTTCGACATAACGCCTGCGGATATTCAGCGGAGCTCTGGAGATGCCCGGTCTGGTTATGCCATCTATTTGACCAGGGAAGGCCAGAGGCAGGCTCAGAGGCGCTTTGAACCGCAATTCAGACGAGGTGATGACGCTTTATTAACGGCAACGGCTGTTTTAATGAATCGGCTTGCAGGTGCAACTCTTCCAGAGTCTGGATGGGGATTGACGTACACGGGCCTCCCGTTATCGATTGAGGAGCGCAAAACCTTGATTGAGGATTATGAAAAGAGGGTTGAGTTGGGTATCATGTCGAAAGTCCAGCTCTTATCAGCCCTGGACGGCATCACAGAAGATCAAGCAGCCAAAAGATTAACTGAGATGAACATTGAGACCACGGTCCAGGCCCTCAACGGTTCGCAGGTTGAGAGTATGGTCACCGTCGCTGAAAAGGTAGCTATGGGAGTTTTGACGCCTGCTGCTGCTCTCGAGATAGTCATTGTATCTTTTGGAATATCCCGCGAACAAGCTGAGGCGATTATCGGCAATATTGCAGAAAACAGCATTGAAAAGGAGCAACCATGAGCGAAGAAGAGAATAGCAGCGAAACATCAGAGGAAATGATCCCGAAATCGGTACTCCTCAAGCGTATCAATTCGAAGAACTCCCACATCGAGAAGATCGAGGCTGAGAAGGCCGCACTGGCTGACCAGTTGACAGCAGCTTCAGCCTGGGAGTCAAGGGCAGAATCAGCGGAAACTCTCCGCGAACAGTATGAGAAGCTGACGTCAGAGTTTGAGGGCTTCAAACAAGAGACCGGTATTCAACACACGTTGTATCAGGCTGGCATACTGGACAACGAAGATCAAGACCTAGTGAAATACCGGTATTCAAAGCTCCAAGAGGATAACCGGCCAGCTCTCGGCGAATGGCTAACCACTGGAGCACGAGAAGACCGCTATTTATCCAGCCTCTTCAATCAGCCAGAGCAAACGTCACAACAGCCAGCGGTGAATCGTCCGAATGGAAATAACGGGGCAGCTCAGCCGCCTCAAGCTGGCTCCGCGTTCAGTATGGAATCAATCCAGCAAATGTCAGCAGAAGAACGGAAGAAACCCGAGAACCACAAAGCTATCATGAAGTTTCTCGGCTTCCCTAGTTGACGCAGATCTGTCAATCATGTATTTTGGTGGCAATCCTCGGTAGTTATTGCCGTTGTAATGAATCAAGGCCTCAGAGTCTCCGCCTCAAGCGGTTGTAATGGCTAGAAAAGAAGACTAACCATTACTACCTAAAAGGGGCTCAAAATGCCTATTCTCTCCACTAACCTGACTCCTGACTTGCGACTCGCTCAAGCTCTCGATCAGGCTCTACTCGTTATGCTCACCGATATGGCCACTATCCGCAACTGGTCAAACGCCGGTTCCATGGCTGTCTCCAACTATGGCTCAATCAATTCAAGTGGCGCCACAACTTCCCGCATTCGCCTTGCTGGCCTTGGTGGTCGCGATCCATTCGTGGATACCGCTGCTGAAGATACTGACATCGCTGAAACTGCGCTAACTGATGCGCATGTTGACATTGCAGTGGTTCGAAGCGCATTATTGCGGAATATCAGTGATCTGGCAACCCTCACCGGCTTCGCCCAAGATATCGACCCTCTTTCCCTGGCTCAAGACCTGGGAATGAGCTTCGAGACCTATTTCAACGGTCTGGTCGGCGTTGCTGTTGCTACCGCGACCAGCACAGTTGGTACGTCTGGTGTTGACATGTCAATGGACAATTGGTACGATGCAACCTACACTTTGGAGCTTAACAGTGTTCCAGGTCCATATTTTGCCCTGCTCCACCCACGCCAATATGCTGACATGGTTGAGAGTCTCCGCGCAGAGGCTGGAGCCGTCTCATTGATTACGGCTGCAACGCCTGAAGTTATGTCTATGACTGGTCCTGGCATCAAGGGAAGCTTTCTCGGTGTGTCTATCTTCACCAGCTCCTTTGTTACGGAGTCTGGCGGTGATAAATATGGCGCAATGTTCGGAAGTGGAGCTTTGGGCTACAAAACAGGCAGCCCTGATGCTCGAAGCTACCTCGGCGCTGGAACTGTCGTTCAGACGAATGACGGCTCAATCACTGTCGAGATTAGCCGTAATCCGTCAGCAGCTCTGACTGAAGTGGTAGGCAATGCTTATTGCGGTCTGAGCGTCATCGAGCAGGGACGACTCGTAGGAATCGTCACTGACGCATAACATTTGCTCCTGTGCCCTCCGGTGACCTGGTTTACTCTGGGGTTGCTGGGTCACTGGAGGTCACTTTTCAACCCCAGAGGAAAACAATGTCAATATCGAAATTCAAGCCACAGAAAGTCAGCGAAGCTCCTGGTAACTCAGAGCGGTTACCAACTCGAAGAACTCCGCCTTTCTTCTATATCCATCATCCAGGTGACTGGGAGTTTTGCGGAGGCGAGTGGCTGCCACGCGTTAAGCGTTGGTCATTGCATACCGGCGTCAACGGTATCCAGAGCGGAAAACGTGGCTATCTGCAAGCCAAAACCAATCTCGAGGCTGATGGTTGGATAGTTATTGGTCACGATGTCCCAGTCTGCTATCACGACGAGGATGGTGAGCTGGTCGATGATACTGGCTATTTGTGCTCTCTATTAGGTCGAGGTGGCCAGGTGCATACAGACGTCTGGCACAAGCCGTCAGTCATTGGAATGGGCCGAACTGCCAGCGTTGACTGGAAAGAAGGCTATGACCGGGAAGGCTTCAACCTCTGGCGGAAAAAGCTCCTCGAGGTCGGCATCATCCCAGCAGCTAACCCGGCAGCTCTGTCTCAACTCGTTCGCGTTCAGGAACGCCGGACCCGTCGACATGCAAAACAAGCTGTCGAGGGAAATCCGATTGCTCAACGCAAGCACGATAAAGAAAAAGAACGCCTCGAAGATATGAAGGCTGGAACGAAGAAAGT